AAGCCGGCGCGTTGCATGTTGACAGCGACGTAGCGGTCCTCGCTCATGCGAGTCGCGCCGTGCATCTTGAGCTCCGCGTGCTCGCGGGCGAACTGCGCAGCGCGCTCGACGGCGTCGGTGCCCTGCTCGGTGTAGTTCAGCGCAATGCCGGGCGTCTTGTTGGCCTGCGCCGCGAACGCGACCGCAGCCGTGTCGCTGTGGCTCAGAGCGCCGAACGTCTGCACCATGCTGTCGACGTAGTCCTTGAACGCAGCCGCGCCGTGGTCCTTGTGGTATGCGGTCAGCTTGGCCTCGAGGTCGCTGCCCAGCGGGCGGTCCTCCAGGCGCTTGAGAGCCGCGCCGACGTCGCCCTTGCGCTGATCCAGCGCGTCACGCTCGTCGAGACGAGCCTTGAGCGCGACGTTCTCGCCCTCGAGCTTGCTCATGCGCGCCATGGCCTCGCCGGGCACTTGGGCCTGCGCGGGCTCCATCGCGTCGCCCTTCTCCTCCATGACCTCGGTCGCGTCGGCGACGATCATGGCGAGCTGCTCCATGTCGAAGGTGCCTGCCTTGATGGCCTCGCAGACCGCCTCGGCGGTCATGCCTTCCTGCATCTTCTCGTCGGCGTCCTTGGAGTCCTCGGCCATCTCAGCCTTCTTCTCCGGGTTGTCGCCCATCTTGTCCTCGGCCTTGTCGTCCGCCATCTTGGCGTCGTCGTCGCCGTATGCGAACGAAGCGCCGGTCGCCTGCTCGGTCGTCTTGGTGGTCATCGTTTCCTCGTCCTGCATGAGTAGGTGGGCAGCTTGCCCGCGACGGAAGCACGCTACCACGCCATCCTCGGCATGTGTGGCTTGTGCAAGGTAGGGGTTGGCGAAAGTCGCAGATGCGACGCGCACCGTCTGGCCGCTTGTCGGCACGTTGAGCGTGCTCGGCTCCTCGACGTCCGCGACCATGAGCATCGGCAGCTCGAGGTATGGCGGCTCGTGATCCAGTAGCGCGAGGCTGTCGATCGCAGGCTTGTCGACGTTGAATATCTCGACGCTGCGGTATGGCAGGCGAGCTGCCAGCACGTCTTCCTCGACCCACGGTCGGGTGATGACGAGGTCGGCGAAGATGGCTGTGCGCGTCTTGCCCTTGAAGGTGATCGGCCCCGTGCGCGTGATCTTGAAGAATCCCGCCGGCTCGGGCACCGGCCCGTCGTCGTGGTGCCTGATGTGCAGCGGCGGCAGGTAGCCCTCGGTCGCCGCTTGCTTCGCCTTGGCCACTGCCGTCTGGATCCAGTCTGCGTTGAAGCAGACATCGCCACGCTCGCACTCGACGAAGATCGGCACGTCGTGGATCGTTAGATGGCCCTGCGTGTTGCGCGTAGCCCTGTATCCCTGCACGGTTTGCGTCACAGTCGCACCTCTTCAATAAGCAGGAACTGGAGGACCAAGCCCGCGCCAGTGCTGGTCTGGACGTTCCACGTTCTGCCGCTATCCAGATTGAACTCCTCGTATCGGAGATTGCCGCTGAGAGTCGCTCCTCCAAAGAGGCTGACGCCTGTGCCGCTATCAGGGACCAAGCGCAGGTTCATCACGCCGCCCCACGCCGTGACGCGGATGATGCTGTCGTCGTAGACCTTCTGGAAGTCGGACTCGAGGATGTCCGTGTTCTGCGCCGTCGTGACGTTAGCGACGATCTTGACGTGCTGCTTGTGGAAGTAGGGAGCGGTGCTCATGGCTTCTCGTGTTGTTTGACGATTCTGGTGATGGCAGCACGCATCGCGTGCGTCGGTTGTTGTGTGTCGCCTCGGATTAGCCGGTAGACCGTAGCATGGTGCGCTGGCAGCTCCTTGGCAATCCGCCTGACGCCCATGGTCGCGGCGATGCGGCGGAACTTGGCCTGCGTGTTGCTCCAGTCCTCGCGCACTACGTCCTCACAGATGCAAGGTCAGGCCGACCACCGTGCCGGAATCCAGGGTCGGCAAACGCTCCGCTCGGCACCTTGTCCTCGATCAAGCTGCCGTCTTTGCGGATGCGGCCCATCCTCTCGAGCTCTGATCGCGTGACGTGCACCACTTGGCAGCGGCAGTTGTAGCCCAGCGGCGGCGCGATCTTGCGCCACTCGGGGTTGCTGACCGACATGATCAGACCGTCAGCGGCGTCGTGGTTGTCGCGCGTGTCGCCGTCCCCGACTGCGTCGAATCGGAACGCAGGCGCGATCTCTTGGATATCTGGATCTTGCGCCTGCCGGAACCTCCCGGCGCTGATGGCGGTGTTGATGTTCGTGCGAAAGACCATGCGCGCGTAGCCCTCTGACCACGCCTGCGACTGCACGCGGATGTCGTCGACGCGCATGGCAAGACGCTGGCCGGCCTCGCCCTCGGGCACGCCGTCGCGCAGCGCGCGCTCGATGAACTTCTGCGCCTCGCTGGTCACGCTCTCCTCCGCCGACCGCACGAACGCCATGACCGCGTCTTCGCTGTAGAGTTGCGCGATGCGCTGCGCGGTGCGCTCGGCTGCGTCGACCAGCGTGACCGGCGCGCGCTCGACCATGTCTTGCAGCGCCTCGTCGAAGGTGACGCGCGGCAGCAGGGTCTGCGTCGGCTCGTCTGCGGCGAACTTGGCGCTGCGCTTGAGGTTCTGCAACAGCAGGCTAGCGCCCAGGATCTCGCCGACGCCCATGGTCTCGGCCATGACCTTGGCGAGCTGCTGGCGGGCGGCGCGGGCGCTGACGCGGTCGTCGCGGACCTTGGCGACGTAGAGCTCGTGAATGGCTGCGAAGTAGAGCCGCGCGTAGCGACCAGACACGTCCTCGAGCAGCTTGTCTGTGTTCATACCGTGTAGCCGTAAGCGATGAACTCGTGCGCGATGAGGCCGGTCAGGTCGTCGCGGACCTCGACGCCGAAACACCGATCGGGCTGTAGCGAGTTGACGTGCAGGCTGCATCCGTCCTCGGCGAAGTCCCAGATGGCGACAAGGTGCTGGTTGCCGCCGCCCCACGCGTTCAACGTCGCCGGATAGGCGTGCAGCGACCAGTCGAAGTTGGTCTTGATCGGATGTCCTGCGGTGAGGTCGTCGACGATCGCGTTTGTCGTCGTGTTGAAGTAGCCGACGCGCAACCCGTTCGTCAGCGCGGCCAGCGCGCCGTAGGTCGCTGTCTGGAAGTTGCCCTGATCCTCGACGACGGCGTGCAGTCTGTGGATGACATGCGTGCCCTCGGTCGGCGGGTTGATCCGAAACAGTTGCGGCCCCAAATCAGAATTCTCGCCGCCGTCTACGTTGGCATCGTGCGATCCCGTCCCGTCGCCGACCGTGTCGAGGTGACGGTTGAGGAATTGCTTGTCGTCGTCGATGCGCTCGTAGACGTTCGCCATAGCTATAGTCCGAGACCGCCAATCGGAGACTGCGCGGGCTGCCTGACAACCTCCTCGCCGGGCTCAGGCTTGCGGAATCCAGTTTGCTCAAGCACGTCCTCGAGCGAGAGCTCGACGCCCATGCTGGCAAGCACCTGCGCAACTGCGGCGCGCTCCTGCGGATCTTCCCGCTTCTCCTGCGTGATGTTGAAGCGCGGCTTCTCGTTGGCGATGCCGAGCTCTTGCAGGTTGGCGTGATTCTTCCACCAGATGCAGCCGAGCAGGTCGTCGGTGAGCGTGTCCTCGAGCGTCTCGCGGTCGTATTGGATCAGCGCCTCGGTGCTGTTCTCTTGGATCTGCGCGAGCGCGTAGCTGCCGCCGTCGTTGGCCGAGGTCGTCAGGTTCGCGCCCATGATCAGCGTGTAGATCGTCGACCGTAGCTCGTCGCGGATCGTGTTCATCAGTTGCCAGCCCTCGCCGCTGACGCTGACGCTCTCCACCGTGTCGCTGCTGTCGTAGACCAGGACGTGCCGGCTGCGCAGATCCTCGAGCACGTCGCGCCACTGGTTGATCAGTTCCGTGTTCGGCAGGCCGGTCTCGGCGTCGCGCGCGCCGTCGACCTTGGCGGTCAGGATGCCTTGAGCGAACCGCTCGACCGCTTGCAGGCTCTCTTGGAACACCTGCGTCTTGGCATACCACCACCAGCCCAGTGCCTCGCGCAGCCCTCGCCCGTGGCCTAGCGTGCCCTCGTCGTCCTGGTAGACATGCCGGATCGTGTGCGCGGCGTCCTGCACGCTCTGCGTCTGCCACTCTTGACCGTATACGTCCCACCGCTCCCAGTTGGCGGTAAGCGTCTCGCCGTGCTGCGGCACGATGCGGAACAGCCGCTTGTCGTGGTCCTCGATGCGCATCGGGCACCACCAGCGACGAGGCTTGCCGTCGCCGATCGTCAGCGTGCGCACCTTGCCGTGGATTGTGCCGAACCGGGCACCGGAGAAGAACGCGCGCGCGAGGTTGAGCCGCGCCTGCGTGAAGTCTTGGATGCCGTCAAGCAGCTCGTTGGCGATACCGACCGACAAGTCGGCGCGCGGGCTGCCGGTGATGCGCGGGATGCAGTTCCACCGCTGTCCGGCGATGAGGTGCCGCCGGTATCCGACCGCGTGAGCGATGTCGGCGTCTCGCAACATCTTCTCCTCGAGCTCGGGCTCGCGGAGCAGCCACAGGCTCGGGTCGTGGACCTGGATGCCGCTGCGGTAGGCCGTCGACAGCGCGCGGACGTAGAGGTTCTGGCTCTGGTTCTGGACTCGTAGCTCGGTCGTCATGCTGTCGCCTTATCGTGCGCGCAGTGTAGCAGATTAGTCCTGCATGGATGCGCTGGTGCGGATAGCCCACTCGATGCCGGTCGTGCCGCCCCATCCCAGCCAAGCGACGTATCCCGCATCCTTCCACGGCTCGTCCTTGTGCTCGGCGCTGACCTCGGCGTTCTTGCGGTGCCTGTTGAAAGCAGCCATGCGCTTGACGGTCTCGGCGCTGATCGGCCTGCCGCTGGCAAGCTGCCGGGCTCGGACCCAGCCCACTCGCGTCATGCCCTGCACTGCGTCGCCGTGTTCCTCCCGCCAGCGCAGCACCTTCTTGGCGTTGCCCTTGGCACCTGCGGGCGGGCGATACGTCTTGGCGAAGTAGATGACCATCAGCAGTTGGGTAGCGCGATGCGGTTGAGCTCGGTGTCGTAGCGTTGCCCGATTGTGATCGTGCCAGTCGCCACTTCGCTGAGGTTGTCGCTGGCCAGTTCGATGTCGTCGGCATCCAGCACGCGGAACTGCGTGTCGGCGGCGGCGCGCTTGGCCAGAGCCGTGCGGATCTTGGTGGCCTCTGCGCTGATCGCGCCGCTCGCACCAAGCGCCGGCCTGCGCCAGATGACCGGCGTCGCCTTGCCCGTGGTGTGCGTCCCGTAGTCTGTGCGCAGGTTCTGCACAAAGGTCGGCAGCTCGGTCGTGAACAGGTCGCCGCCGCCGTCGACGGTCTGGTCGTGCGTGCCTAGGCTGACGAAGAAGCCCATGACCTCGGCCTGCTTGTCGAGCGTCGTGTTGATGTCGTCGAAAGCGTTGCTGATGTCGGTGCCGAGCTCGTCATAGTGCTCGGTCGAGGCGTAACTCTTTGACCATCGACCGCCCGTGCCTGCGCTGTATGTGGTGCCATTCGCGATCAGCGTAGAGCTGTTGCTGCCGCGCTTGACAATGACAAAGCCCGTCGAGCTGTGCCGCGCGTACAGTTTCTGCGTCAGGCTAAACTCGGGACCAGCCGCGTGCGGTGCGGCGGGCGCGGTGCCGCTGGTGTTGCTGTTGTCGTGCGCGTTGTAAGCCTCCACCGACGTCGTCGCTCGGTTGTAGATCTTCTGGCCTGACACGCGCGCAGTATTGGTCAGCGTCGGGCTCTCGAGCGCACCCGTGAATGTCTCGTCGCAGTGGTTGCCGACGATCAGATCGTCGCCCAGCATGATGTAAACGGGGATGACGTAGTCCATGGCTGCTTGCTAGATGCTTGATTGATTAAAGTTCTTGCCGCCGCCCTGCGAACCCGAACCATCGTCTGGGATTTTTAGCACTGCATCTACTGGCTCGCACTCCATACAAGCGACGCCGAATACGATGCTCTCATCGGGCACATCATTCGCATCGGCGCTTGTGTGTGAGTATCCTGGGATCGCTACGTCCCAGTCGCTAAAGTTGGTCTTCCATATGCCCCACCCACCACATGCTGAAGCAGTGATCTTGACGTTGAGTTCGACGATCTTCGTGGTGACATAGCTGGTCTGGCCTTCCGGATTCGCGACTCCTCGCGGATCATGGCTTGACTCGTAACGCCCGAAACCGCTCTGGATGCTTGTCGTGACGTTGCTTGTCACACCGTTAGGATCTGTTGGGGTAAACGAGCTGGGGCTGGCCGGGAGGGGAAATTCCTTGGGGCGCTTGTCAGACAGGATGACGCTGTGGATCTCGAACGTATAAAGAATCGACGCGGCGCATGGCGTTCCGCCCTCGCATCCAGGCACGGATGCGCTGCTGCATGTTCCGTCTTGCGGCGTGTGTCCAAAATACAGCGGGATCATGTAGACCATCGTCGGGTCTCTATCACCAAGCTGGTCAGGGTTGTCTGGTGCAAAACGCCAGCCAAACGGGTCGGGTAGATACGTCTGCTCATCTGGCGTCGCCGCAGCTTTTTCCGCGAGTTTCTTGGCGCGCTCGTGGACACCAGCGGCACCTGTATGAGTCCCACCAGGATTCTGTGATACGTTGAATGCGCTATTGCGCTTTAGCCCACTCTCGGGAACACGGAGCTCGTACCCAGGAATCATCGACAGCGTAACTGCGGATTCCGGGTCAGGCTCCGCCCGTGGCGGAACATTCGATACTGTCGAAGTCCAAACCGAACCATGATCAAATGCGGTGATATCACTCTCGCCCGCTGGAACCAGGGCGAAGATCCCATCGTATTCGCACCCGGTGCAGCTCATCGCGTCGCCTCGTCTACGGTGTCAGCCATCGGTCGCTTTGCTCCTGCCGGTCGTCGGGGTGCACGTCGTGCGTGACGTTGCGGCGCTGCGGAATGTTACCAAACGGCTGACGGTTGCCTAGCGGGTGTGCCTCGAGCCACGCCCATGCGCCGCTGGTCGCGTCGACCTCGTCGCACGTCGCGGCGTCAGGGAAGCCTTCAACGATGCTCAGGTAGTCCGCTGTCCACGGGCCTGCGAAGAGCCGGATGCCGTCTGTCTGGTCTTGCACGGCCTTGCCTGCGTCGACGCCGTGCCACGGTGCGCCCGTGTCCGGTCCCTCGCCGCGACGTTGAAAGCCACGCTCTAGGCACGACGCGACCGGGTCGGCGCGGCTGGTCTTGGCCGACATGGACGCGCTGCCTCGCGTCATGGTGCGCGCCTCGCGGTCCGTCATCGAGCTCGGGCGCGCGCCGACGACGCGGTAGCCCTGCGCCCGCAGGCGCTTCTCGAGCGCGTGAAACTGCGCCAGCCCGCCGCTGCCGCCCTCGATCTCCAGGCCCACCGTGACGGCGTGCCCGTCCGCCTGCGCCGTCTGGACGATCAGATCGTCGCGCTTGCCCGGCGTCGCTCGGAATGCGCGGCAGTGTTCGATGGCTCTGACGCCGCGCCTGTGCCGGGCCATGAGCACGCCTGCGGTCTTGGCTGCGGTGCTCTTCTCGCTTGCCGCAAGATCCCACCAGCGGATGCGTTGGCAATCAGAGCTCGGCCAGCGGTCCAGTTCGGGGTCGAGGAGCGGGCCGAACCACTCGGCGCGGAAGTAGTCGCCGGGCTCGCGGGCGGACCAGTCGCCTTCGAGGAGCTGCTGCCGCACGGTCGGGTGCAGGTGCTCGAGGCCAGCCACGTAGGCGTCGCGGTCGAGGTAGGGGTTGTCCGCGATCCGAGCGGGCACGTAGCGGTGCTGCGGCGGCGCGCGCTGCCCCGTGTCGGGGTCGATGCCGCCGATGAACTGCCGCGCGACCCAGTCGTGGCCGGGTCCGCCGGGGTTGCTGGCTGCGAGGGTCCGCAGCGGAATGCGGCTGTCGCTGCCGCGCCGCACGCGGCTGATGCCGACGTATTCGTATGGTGCCGCCGTAGGCCACTGCGTCAGCTCGTCCCAGCCCGTGAACTGATACTCCGCGCCCTGGTAGCGCAGGTGGTCGTTGGGCTTGAACAGGTAGGCGAACGCGACCTTGCCGCCGTTGGGGAACCGGAAGACCTTATTCGTCCCGTCCCAGTGCGCGCCCTTGGGTATCCACCACTCCATCGCCCGGTCGAGCAGCGCGCCCGGCTGGGTCAGGTCGGTGAACGTGCGCCGGAACAGGATGCCAGCGAAGTCGGGCTCGTTCCACGC